TTGGAAGCTGATTTCAGCCCGAACGATGTCACCAGTTGCCGCGCCAATGCTCGCGCTGGTGATATACGCGGTCATCCTAATGTCATTATTGATAGGACCATCAACCCAACGGAATGTCAGATCAACAGTTTCACTGCTAGAAACACCGTCAGATCCGGTCTTGAAAACGTTGGCTAGCAGATTGCTTGTGTTGATGCTGCTGCTGTCGTCCTTGTAATACAGCAACGTCGCGCTGCCGCTATACCCTGAAACACCTGGAACGTAACTACGCAGATTTTCGCTTAACGTTGTCGTCTCAAGTGTTTCCAGGCTTGACTGCACCGAAAAATTAACCACCTTGGCGAGAGTCGTGCCTGACAACTGCATGACTCCATCTCTGCCGCTGTAGACCTTCGCCATCAGAGCACACCAATCAGATTCACTGTAACAGTGCTCGTTCCAGGGCGCACCTGCGCAAGCTGAGGCGAATTCTCGTAACGGTACTTGTTACCAGTCGCTTGAGCGCCTAAAAGACTACTTTCTTGTGTCCAACCGGCTCGCGCTTCTTCGCCAAGATTGAACGTGTCAAAGGTGCCGCGAACTTGGTCATAATGAGTCAAAAACTCCTTGGCCTGTGCGTCAGTGATGTTTGCATAGGTGAGCTGCAGCTTCATGTTGGTGCGGTTGCTGCCATACAGAATCCGCGTCTCCGCGCCATTCTGCGCCTTAAACGTCTTGATCGGGAAATCACCCGACTCAAACGTTCGACCGGTTGGCGTTAGTGCAGGAAAGTCCATTACACAGTTACAAAGTCAGTGCCGAGAATCGCTTGAACGATGCGGCTGCTGCCGTCATCATCGCAAGGATACTCAGACGCGACAATATCAACTGTGCCTTGATCCGAAAATGTCAGTTGCTCGACAACGTATGTATTTGTATTCACTTCATCGTTTTTGATCGTGAACACTGTGTCGTGGAATGTTGTTTCGGCCACAATGCCGCCAGCAACAAACATCGTTCCATCCTCAACCTCATCAGATCCTGGTTTAAAATAAATCACTTCATAAGTGCCATCTGGCAAATCACTGACGCTGGTAACAACACCAGAACTATTGATTGTTCCGCTATTTGCACTGCTGTAGGGGCTTGACTCGGTTCTGACCTTAATGAACGAACCAGCCTGAATACTTAAGCCTTCAAGAGTTGTTGAAAAGCTAATCGTATGTGTGACAAAAGCACGCAAGGCCAGGAAGTACTTGGCGACTTTTATGGCATGTTCTTCTGAAGTACAGAACTGAGTAAGATCAAACTGCTCTAAAGGCAGTACATCAACACCAGCCTCATCAAACAATTTGCTGTCTTTTGTTGACCTAACTCTGATTGCTTTTTCTTCTGGAAGACTATTTCTTCGCTCTTGCCTGTAGCGCACAACTGCCTCAAATCCTCTGCGTTCTTCAGCGCTAAGGTATTCAACCTTGAACGTATCCTCTAAAATATTGCCAGAGGTAAAGAACTGCGCGATCGGAACAGCGCCTTTTATCATTTCGCCAGACTCAGTCACAGGCAATGCAGGCTTCAAGCTAAACTTGCCATCAATAATCACAAAATTGCACAGAAAAAATGGCGCAACATCCATAATAAACTGACGCAAATTTGTGCGTTCAACGATGGGACCATTGAAAAACAGCCGCTGATTAAACAAGAACCTTGACGTTATAAGTAGTTGACTTTTTTCAATTAGATTCGGGTTCTCACGGTTCATCGCCAGCAGGCCACCCGCACCAGCAACCTGATCAGTCAGCAAGAAGTACACAAGATCGGTGAATAAATTGCTAGGACCGATGAGATTGTTGTTGTTGTAAATAGGTTTATCAAGCCTGTCTGGATGCAACCGCTCCACGTGCATACCACTGGCAAGCCAGCAGCGGAGTTGATCAAGCTGCGTAAAATTACGACTAGCTTTTAGCGAAAGCCCTGCCAACGTCAGGTTGTCATAGGTTGGCACTTGTTCGTTTAACTGCATTTCATTGACATATACGATTTCATGCTCTGGCTGAGTAAGATTTGATTTCTCCACAAAATCACGATACTGACTGATATCAGTAACCTGCGACGATGTAATAAACGTTTCTTGTACTTCCTCTATTGGCGCACTTCCTGCGTCCAAAACGTTTTTAACTATAAATTTATGGCCGACTTTAGGGTAGGATGTTTTAAAAGGATTTGAGTTTGTAGGTGCATGAAGCTCTTCAAACGTATCGCCAATCTCCCAACCTGCGCTTGTATCGCTGTCATAAACAACTTCGATTGAATTAATTCGCCAATGTGCCTTGTTGCCTACACTGTAATAAGCGTCATCGCCGTCTATGCCTGACCGGTAACCGCTTGTATTAAAATGCGCTTGGCCCGTAATTTTAAGTTTAATTGTTCTGCTACCGCTGCTAAAAATTTTTTCAACCGTCTTGGTTCTACCAATAGCGCTTTCTGGGTTTGTGTTGTCAAACAAGTAGTACCTGTACGCTTGTCTTCTGGCAGGAAGCGGATTTACCTTTTTCTTCGTCTCATCCTTGACTTCAAACAATATGCCAGACCATTGCATCACCTCTCCTCCCGCACCATCAGGTCTCCTGAATGGATTACTTGACGAATATGCTGGTGCAGTTTTGCCTACTACATTCGTAGCGTACAAACCGCGCCTAATTTGCACTTTATGGTCCTTTCTATTTGCTCGACCGCTGTCAAGAATCTCTGCCCCACCATATCTCCATCCATGAGTTTTACCGCTTTCAGCCGCCAAAGTGGGGCTTAACACCATTTTCTTGACAGTCCATTTAACGTGCATCCAGCCACTTGTATCGTTGTCAATATACTCAAAGCTTAAAAAATTATAGCTCTCGTTTACTGTGTACTTCGAGTCATCTGCGTCACCAACGACTTCATAGAAAAACGCAGCGAGCTTGCCTTGAGTGGTGGTTGCACTTGATTGATTTTTTAACTTTTTCATAGGACCACTAGCAGTCTTTCCGACTTGCGGTTGTGGTAACTCATTATTATATTCAACAACGCTAGGCAATATTTGACCAGGAATTTTATCTACTTTAATGCCGCCTCGCGTAAATTCCTTGTTTAACTGTATGCGGTCTTTCCAGCTATACTGACTATCACCTATTGGACGACCATTGAAAACAGCAGTCATTGTCCCGATGTTTTTCATGTTTTTAGCGACCAAGGCCAAAGAAAAATCACGCTTATTATCGCTATTGGTAGAAGTTGATTGAGACAGTTCATATACAACATTATCTGGGATATTAAAGACATCACTGCCCGAAATTGGCACAAATTTGAACTCAAGCTCTTTCGCTCCAGTCTGTTCTGAATTTTTAAAACGGATGAAATTATATTGTGCAACAGGGCGCTGACCCCTGATCACAAAGTAATAAGGGAATGGCACAAAATTTTCATCGGGGTCTGAAGCGTTTTTGATGAATACACGGAAAAACGAAGATCGAACAATGCTTGCCGTAATTGTGCCGTTGTTAACTTGAATTCCATCTTCATCAAAGTCTCCAATTTCGGCAGGGCTTGGCAGGCTGTTAAATGCACACAGCCCATTTAAACGCTGATAAACCGTGCTCTTAATTCCAATCTCTGTTGAAACGGCTGGGCGATTATTGCGAACACTTGCAACAGCAACCTTAGTTAATGGGTAGAATTTTTCATTGATTCCCTGTTGATTATCTTCACCGCTGTCGCCAAGGTATTCGTGATTTGGAGTTACCACTTCAAACTTAGACACAATTCCAACTTTTTTGCCGATAGAAGTGGAAGTGTCGATACACTCAAGAAAAATTTCTTGGCTGATTTCATTGTCAGGCTCAAATCGAGATTGCTTTCTTCTAAAAACCTTCCAAATACATCCACCAATTTCAAACTTTTCTCCTAACTGCAAAGACGCATCAGCTTCAAACTGTAACGCTTCAACGCCTGAGTTGATATCGTCAACGCTTTCACGATTGTCGCCTCGTTTGTAAAAATTTTCGTCAATGCTGCTATGACTGATCAAGAATGTAAGCCTATCTCCGACCTTTATGTTGCTAATTGTCTCTCTTAACTTTTTAATGTTTCCTCCGTATATGTTTTTCTGCCCTTCAAGTATTGTTCCCTTTAGGATCTTAATAACGCTACCATTAACAGGCTTGTATTCAACAAGGCCCATCCGTGGGCTATAGTTTCTACCTTTTCCAGATTGATTTTGATCGCGAATTTTGTCTAAATCGTCTTTACTTGCATCGCCAATTACTTTGTCTGCGCCGAGCTTGTATCGCACATAGTTCAAGTCGCCTGCGATTTTGACGCGCGTTATTGTTAATGACTTCTTTGGCGGACCAGGCGCTTCCTCGTCAATAGAAATAATTTTGTAGTTAAGTCTATAATTTGT